AAGAACTCCTGCCGGGGATCAACGCATTGTTCGGTCTGGAGTACGCAAAGTACGAAGGTGAAGACGCCGAAATCTACGAAACTGAAAGCTCGGATCGATCTTTTGAAGAGGAAGTGGCCCTGGCCGGTTTCGATGCCGCTCCGGTAAAAAACGAGGGATCGGCGATTTCGTATGACAATGCGCAGGAGACGTTCACCGCAAGGTATAACCACGAAACGATTGCAATGGGATTTGCGATCACCGAGGAAGCCATGGAGGATAACCTCTATGACAGTCTCAGTGCCCGCTATACCAAGGCACTCGCCCGTGCGATGGCCTACACCAAGCAGACTAAGGCTGCTTTCCCGCTGAACAACGGGCAATCGACAGGCAGCTATCAGTCTGGTGATGGTGTAACGCTGTTCAATACCTCGCATCCACTGGCTTCCGGCGGGACCAATTCCAACACCCCGTCAACGGCCACCGATTTGAATGAGACTTCCCTGGAGTCTGCGGTTATTCAGATCGCCAAGTGGACGGACCAAAGAGGTCTTCTGATCGCGGCGCGTCCGCGTCGGATTATTGTTCCGCCGGACTTGATGTTTGTGGCAAGCCGTATTCTGGACAGCGAGTTGCGTCCATCGACGGCTGATAACGACATCAATGCCATCAAGAACAATGGCACCATTCCTGAAGGTTATAAGGTTAACCATTACCTGACCGACACGAATGCTTGGTTCATCATCACTGATGTGCCGAATGGCATGAAGCACTTCGAGCGTGCTGCCATGACGACATCCATGGATGGTGATTTCAATACCGGGAATGTGAGGTACAAGGCTCGCGAGCGTTATTCGTTCGGCGTCAGTGATCCTCTTGGGATCTTCAGTTCTCCCGGCGCGTAATATGTCAGGAGGGGCGCTTGCGCCCCTCCTGTCTTTCTAGGAATAACTAGCCCCAGCGACCGGCCTAGCGGACGCTTACGAAGACTCTGGGGCGAAACCTTTCGTAAGGAGGTAGCTTTATGGGAACGACACGTTTCAGCGGCCCGATGATGTACAGCGGCGAGGGACGCGCTGTAGCAAGCGGTACTTGGTTCAAGAACCTGCCGATGCAATTGAATCCGGATTATGTTGTCCAGTTTGACGACTTCACCGGCATTGCCGTTGACGGCACGAACGACTGGACTTATTCGCAGCTTACCAGTGGCACGGGCGCTATTCTCGCTGATGCCATCGATGGCTGGTATGAGGTTTCCGGGACAAGCTCGGACAATACGGGCGCGTCCATCCAGGGCAACGAGATATGGCAGGCGCAGGCCAGCAAGAAGATATACTTTGAGACGCGCATTGTTTCGACTGATGCGGATCAGATGGATATCTTCGTCGGTCTTTGTGAGAACGGTACTTTAGCCACGGGCGTTCCTTTTGGAACCAATAACCAAATTGGATTTTTGGTTGTGGATGAAGCAGCGGATATTTATGCGGTCTGTGATAGTGGGGGAACCGAGACCAAGACGGACACGGGCGTTGATTTGGCGGACGGTTCTGTTTCTGGCGGCACCATTTCCAATGATCGTCGTTTGGGCTTCGTGGTAACCGGAACGGGCAAGGTCGAGTTCTATGTTGACCGGGTCCTGAAGGTCACGACCACGGATAACATTCCCACCTCGCAGCTTACGGTATGGTTGGCTGGGGTTACCGGTGAGGCCGCTGCCAACAAGGTTGACTGTGATTATCTCTTCACAGCAGCCCAGCGGCAGACTGATGGCATGGTTCAGTACAGCGATCAGGTATAGGGGTGTCTCATGGCTGCACCTAGAAAGGACGATGCTGCTTCAGCAAAGAAGCCTTCCAAGAAAGAAGAACTGCCTCCTGAAGGGAGTGCTGCCTACAAGGCGCTGCTTTTGGTCGGGAAGGTGAAGGCTGGTTCTAAATGAGGGCGGGGGGCGTAAAACGCCCCCCTCTTTCTTTATAGGAGATTTCCATGGCTGATGCGGTAAGCACAACCACAATTCAGGATGGCGAGCGGCAACTGGTTGTCCAGCTTACCAACCTTTCCGATTCGACCGGCGAAGCAAAAGTTACGAAGATCGATGTTTCGGCGCTTGCTGAGGATGCAAGCGGGAATGCGTGTAACGAGGTTCGCATTCAGGAAATCTGGGGACAGGTCTATGGCTTTGACGGCGTTCAGCTTTGGTATGACGCAACCACGGATGTCGTCGCGTTTAATTTGAACCCCGGCTGGACATATCAGGATTTCAGCACTGTCGGTGGATTGAAGATGTATGGCTCGGGCGCTACGGGGGATATTCTTCTGTCTACCTTGGGGACGGAAGCCAGCGGAGATGCGTATGAGATAATGATCCGGGCCGTAAAATATTACGACTGATCGGTATCCTTCAGTAGGAGTTTCGGATGCCAGAGCAGTCAGCGTTGGTCTGGAATGTCATTCTAACTGGTGTGGCCGGTTTGTTTTTTTGGTGGGTGCGCGGGATGTCTCAGTCGGTCATCGATATACGGCAACAGATCTCAAATACCAGGGAAGAGGTTGCTAAAACCTATGCTACTAAACCGGAGTTGGAGGTAAATCTTGACCGCATTCTGGAGAGATTTGACCGTCTTGAGGAGAAGGTCGATAGGGCGCTTGCTGTAAGGCCTGGTGTTTAGATTATGGCTATAATGTGGGATAACGAATTGCCGGATGGCCTTGCGGGCTCTACGGACACCATGAAGTTCACGCTTGATTCTACCGGCGAGTGGGAAGATAGCAAAAATTATACTACTGTTGGCACCACCGTTGATGTCAGCGGGACCATAACCAGTCCTGCCGGATATTATTGGAATGTAAAGGTTTCTTCCTCTCAGGGTTGGGGCAAGGAATATTATGATATTCCGACAGGACAAAAGGAAAGTTTTGATATCAAGACCAATTTTGGCGAAACCAAGGTCCACATTAAAATCTGGAGCGTGAATGGTTCTGCCGATACCGGTCTTAGCGGCGAGCTTCAGATCGATTATTGATGTAGAGAGGGGATTGTTATGCCGACTGTTGGTAAGAAAAAGTTTCCCTACACCAAGAAGGGAAAGGCTGCTGCGGTAAAGCACGCCAAGAAGACTGACAAAAAGAAGACTGACAAAAAGAAGACGAAGAAAAGGTACGCCTAGATGGCAACCTCTGGCACCACTGACTTCACTCTGGATATCGTTGAAATCTGTGAGGAGGCTTATGAGCGTGCCGGTCTGGAGATGCGTAGCGGGTATGATCTGAAGACGGCGAGGCGCAGTCTCGACTTGATGTCGATTGAGTGGGTCAATCGCGGTCTGAATTTGTGGACGATTGAAGAAGGCACGCAGGCCATTACCGCTGGTACGGCGACCTATAGCTTCCCGGCGGGGACAATTGATTTCTTGGATCAGATGATCCGCACGGATGCCGGAGAAACTAATAATCAGGCTGATACGTCGGTGACACGGATATCTCCCATGAGCTTTGCTCAGTTGCCGAATAAGCTCCAAAAAGGCAAGCCTTTACAGATTTATATCCAAAGAACTACGAGCCCTCAGTATACGTTGTGGCCGGTGCCCGATGATGCCCAGACCTATACGTTGGTTTACTGGCGTATCAGGCGCATACAGGATGCAGGAACCGCCGGGGCCAATACTTATGATGCCCCGGGTCGGTGGCTTCCCGCTCTTACTGCGGGGTTGGCCTATTATGTTTCTATGAAAAGGCCTGAAACTGCGCAGCGGACCCAGTTATTGAAGGCAGTCTATGACGAACAGTTTGGTTATGCCGCTGAGGAAGACAGGGTAAAGGCGTCGATACAGCTTGTTCCCGGCGGCTACGGATGGTTGTGATATGAGCAATCGAACGGTTGGGAAATACGCGCTCGGGATTTGTGACCGTAGTGGCCTTACTTATAAGCTGAAGGATCTTTATCCACAGATCGTGGATGGTAAGGATTCCGGATTAAGAGTTTCCCTATCAATGCTTGATCAGGACCAGCCCCAGAATTTTCTCGGTGAGTTTCCTATCAATGATCCGCAGACGCTGCCGTTTACCAGAACTGATACGAACGTGGTCTCGCAGAGGCGGATCGCGTGGAATTGGAATCCGGTCGGTGACAATAACGGCCTCTCGGCCTTATACGGATTTTCGACCCAGACCAGTATGCAGGCAACCGGTGCGGTTGGCACTGTTACAGTGTCGATAAGTTAGCAGGGATAGCCATGAATTATTCCACACTTGTGCAGGCGATCAAGGATTATACGGAAAATACTGAGACGACCTTCGTCAATCAGATGGATCAATTCATCAATCAGGCGGAGCTTCGCATTCTCTTTGATATAGATCTTCCGTATTTCCGTAAAAACTCTACCGGAACGACGACGACTTCAAACTCCTATCTGAGTAAGCCGACAGATTTTCTGGCGTCCCATTCGTTGGCGCTCATCAGCAGTGGGAATGTTTATTTCTATCTGCTACCCAAGGATGTTTCGTTCATGCGGGAGGCCAATCCTGACACGGACACGACGGGGCAGCCTGAACATTATGCTCACTTTGATGATAGTACATTTATCCTCTCTCCCGTGCCGGATGCGGCGTATACGATGGAGCTTCATTACAAGTACAGGCCGACTGGAATTTCTTCAAGTAACACAACTACTTGGCTTGGGGACAATATTCCACAGGCTTTGTTGTATGGCTGTTTGGTGGAGGCTTATACTTTTATGAAGGGTGAGCAGGACATCATGCAGATGTATTTGGCCCGCTATCAGGAGGCCCTTATGCAAGCCAAGATGTTGGGCGAGTATAGTGATAGGCGGGACGGCTATAGAAATGGTAACCCCGTTTACAGACCCGCGTGATGCTGAGCGCGGAAACAAATATTGGCTCGCCAACTGTTGTCTTCAGTGAGAACGGGGGGCTCTCTGCCGATCAAATCACGATGCTCTGCTGCCATA